TTATCTGAATTAGAATCTGTAAAAGCATCCTTGAGTGAGCGTAAATGGCAAGCCCAGTGGCAGCAGAATCCTACTGGTGAAGAGGGTGCAATTATCAAACGAGAGTGGTGGAACAAGTGGGAGAAAGAAGACATACCGATGCTGAACCATGTCATACAATCTTACGACACAGCATTTACAAAAAAAGAGTCTGGTGACTATAGTGCCATATCAACGTGGGGTGTATTCTATCCTGATGAGATTACGCCTAATATAATATTGTTAGATGTTGTAAAAGACAGACTAGAGTTTCCTGAGCTTAAACGAGTTGCATTAGAGCAATACAAATACTGGGAACCGGAGTCCGTGATCATAGAAGCAAAAGCCTCGGGCCTCCCGCTCATACAAGAATTACGTCAGCTCGGTATACCAGTTATCAACTTTACACCTAGCAAAGGCAATGATAAGTTATCGAGAGTGCACGCTGTGGCTCCTGTGTTTGAGAGCGGATCAGTATGGGCACCGGATAAACGCTGGGCAGAAGAGATGATAGAAGAATGTGCTATGTTCCCACACGCAGAACATGACGACCTTGTTGACTCGATGAGCCAAGCACTACTAAGGTTTCGTAAGGGGAACTTTGTGTCATTGAAGGATGACTACGAAGATGAGCCCACGGACCACGGACCAGAGACGGAGTATTACTAATGGTTAAAATTAACAATAGGTATGATGATATTATTTCACAAGACCCTGCCTATCAAGGATCAAAACCTGTAGATGCCGTTAATGAGTTTATGTCTAAGTTTATTGGTCAACCAATTAAGAAAAAATTAGAGAGTAAAGAACAAGCTTTACTAGAAGCAGGAGAACTGATAGCTAAGCCTTTTAGTTTTTTAGGAAAACAAATTTCTAGTCCTGACGTTACAATACAAGATCTTCAAAAAACAGCGACCACGGACCCCGGTCTAACAGGTCTCGCAGCTCAAGTTCAAGTTCCGTTTGAAGCGTTGGGAGAGACATTACAATTTATTTTTGATCCACAATTTTATTCTGATTTAAGAGGTAAAATTAATAGAGGAGAAGCCACAGGTTTTGAAAGAGGTCTTGGAGTTGTTTCAGCTCTAGCAGAAATAGCTGGTGGTGATGAACTACTAAGATTTGCAATTAAAAAATTTGGTCCAGGAATTAGAACTTTCTTTGATAATCTAAGTCCTGAAGAAAAGGCAGATCCCATAGCAGTCATTAACAAGATGCCTATATCTAAACAACAAAAAGTTGAGTTAGGACAAGAAATACTCGGAGGCGGTAAAACTGTAGAGAATATACAAGACACTATTATGAGAGAACCAGATATGGGTGGTGCAGGCGGTACTAAAGTTGATATGAAAATACCTAAAACTTATCAAACTATGATTGATAAAAACACACTGGGTGGTCCAGAGACAAAAGCAAAAATTGAAAAAGTATTCAAAGATTACCCAGACAAATTACCGGGATCTGCGCAGCAAATATCTAAAGACTATGGAATGTCTAATTATAAATATCTTCTAGCCACTATATACAAAAGAATGTCAGAGGGCACATTACCAAGTGATTATTTTTCACCTCAATTAAAACCAGGTGAGTTTGCAGGAAAACAAATAGAATTTGTAGGTTCAAAAAAAGCTGCTGAATTATCCAAACAAAAATTTGGTCCAAGACTTGAAGAAATAGAAACATATTATGCAGCTAATAAATCTAAATTTAAAGATAAGGGTGTGGGTTTTTTTAAAACTGAACTTTTAAAAAACACCTCGGTTAAAAGTGTGTCTGATAAATATTTATACGATAAATTCTCAGGATATGAAGATATTAAAATGCCAGGTATGAAAAAAGATGTTTATAACAAAAACGCAAACAAAAAAGGCAATCAAAAAAAAGCTGAAAATATACTAGCAAGATACGGCATATATGGATCAGAACGTGCAAGAAGTAGAAATAATTTTTACACGCTAGTTCACAGCTATAGACAGGACCCTCGGGAACTAGAAAAACTTGTGAAAGCTTCAGGCGGATTAACTAAAGATGAGTTCAAAAAACTCAACCCTAATCTAACATCAAAAGAAATAAATGAAGCGTACCCTGAGTATTCGTTTAATGTTGGACAAAAAATGATAGATGACGAATATAGAATGTTAATCGATTTGAATGAACCAGAAAATCTACCAAAATTTCAAGTTAAAATAAAAGTTAGAGATGAATTTAATAAATGGCTTGGCGGTCAAATTGATGAATACTTTTTTAACCCAAACCCAACACCACAACAAGCTGCTTTTATAGAAAAATTTAAAACTGCCTTAAGCAGAGCTACAAAAAAGGATTATGACGATGACAAAGCTTTTAGAAAAGCTTTGATAAGTATGTATAAGACTGATTTATCTCACGCCTTCCCTATAAGAGCTTACACTAAAGAATTTCCGGGTGCCGGGGGGTTTGCTGATTTAATTAAGGTTAACTTCTCAGGAATAAACACCGGACAACAAGCTGCTGTAGACAGGTCTATAAAAAGATTTATTAAGAACCTATCAGATCTACCAAGAAATCCAGATGGTGGATTTAAAAATACTCCTGAAAACGTACAATTAATTAATAAGATAATAGCAAACATTCAAAAAATAAATGATGACTTTGGAGAAAGACTTGTTACCTCAATACATAAAATAGATGATCCCGAAGTAGCAGCGTTATTAAAAGGTGCTTTTCCCGATAGGGTTGATGAAAAAGGTAAATTGTTGCAAGTTGAATCATTTGATGAAGCGGAGAGAACTAAATTTAAAGAATCAAAACCAAGCATTGTTTTAGGCGCAGACATTGGTAATGAACCAAATTTAGAGGATTTAAAACAATATTGGTTAGATCATATTAGAGACGGTGAGTTAGGTATTAAAGAACCAAAGTTTATAGGTAAGACAGGTGCAAGTGGAAGAAGAAGTCCTTTAGCTGGTATTATGGGGAAAATAGCTCCAGGTACACCTGATTTTAGTTTTTTCAATCGAGGAGGCCCAGTGCGGATGGCCATTGGCGGTGATCCGTTACAAAATATCAATCAACAACAATTTACACCTGACCCTGCTATGGACAATGACTTCTTCCAACAAGCAGTGGACTCAGGTAACTTACAAGCCTTTGGTGCAAGTAATTTATTTAAGATATTTGGTAAGGTTCCCGGTTTGTTATCACCAAAAAAAGTTACCTCTGACATACCTACTGGCACAGGCACTACGCCCATGGTTCCAAAAGTTGATCCTGGTGACTTCCCTTTTAAATCTTACTTTATAGAATCTACAACAAGTCCCAACGCACCAAAGAGTGCGCTGCCAAAAGATTGGTTAAAATATTACACAGGTAATATCGGTGTGCCACAATCAGAGATGAAAGACGCAGGTATTTTAAATTATTTAGAGGATATAGAAAAATTTTTTCCTAATACAAAACTAACTCAACAAAATTTAATTGATGTATATGAAAGTTCTCCAATTGCAAATATTGAAGTCAAAGTAAAAAGAGAGCCAACGGGTAATACTCCTCCTGGAGGTTTGGGTGCTTACATGGGTAAACCTAAGCACAAAGGAACAGGTTCACAACCGTTAGATAGTGCAGGTGAAAACTACAGAGAAATAGTGGTTAACGTTGATAAGTTACCTGGTCAAGAAACTCAGTTTTTCAATGCATCACATTTTGCTAAAGATCCTAACGTCATAGCTTTTACAAGAGTTGCTGATTACAAAGACGTAGATGGCAACACAGTCGCTGTCATACAAGAAATGCAAACTGACATGTTGACTAATTTGAAAAAAGAGCAAGAGCGAATGAAAGCTACTGCGGAGATGGTTAGAAATTTTAAGGCAAAACTTAAAGAACAAATTGGTAACGGTGATACCTATCAACTAGATCTTCTTAATAGATTTGAAAGAGAATATCCTGAGAGCATGTTACAGTTTATGGAAACCTCTGATCTCGTACGTCCGAATGATCCCACATTTGCATCTCAATTAACACCTGATGTGGTCAAGGAGTTGACTGAAATACAAGAGCGGATTACAACTATTGCAAATCAAAATAGAGATAGAGTTGTAGATCCTGATTTTCAAAATAAAATAGTAGCCCTACAAGAAGAGGGTAGACAAAAATTTAACGCACTGTTTGAGTTAAATAGAGGCACTAATTATAAAGATCAACTTAAAAATATTAGAGTTCTAGACGTGGACAATACTGAAGATTTAGCTAATTTTGTAAACCGTAATCCAACCTACATGGGTAGTAATGAATTTAGACCTGTGCAGAGTTTCCCTGTGCTGCCTTTTAATAAAGGTAAGGACTATATTGACCTACTGCTAAAAGCTACAATCAAAGATGCAGAGGCTAATGGTATTAACAAGGTGGCAATCTTTCCGTCAGAGTTAGTAAACAGAAGGTGGGGTAAAGATCCTGATGGACCTGCAGGTAAAAAATTTAAAACTATATATGACAATATAACAGTGCAAGAGCTTAAGAATATAGCTAAGAAATATACTGGTAATAAAAATAATTTAAAAATAGAAAAAATTGTTGATGCTGGCAAAGGTAAATTTGGTTTGAAATTCTTTAATAAGGGGGTTGACGGTAAGGATGTTTTTGATCAAACAGATGGTTTAGATATTAGAGATGCAGAAAGTTATGCTGCTTATTTCGATGCACGTGCGATGCAAGAAATAGAGAACTTTGGTGACGGCAAAGTTATGGTAAGACGAGAAATAGCCCCCGGTCAATTCTCAGAATTTATTTTAAAAAGTGATGATCCTGATACATCTAAGGGATATAAGTTGGTAGATCCAACAGGAGATGAGGGAGTTATAAGAGTTATTGAAGAGTATGATCCTAGCTTAGTAGAGATGTATGTATTAACTCTGCCTGAAGAAACCACTAAGAAAGGTCCAATGTTTATATATGGTAAAAAAGATGGTGGTAAAATTGCGTCTGATGGTTTAGTTTCAATAACTGATATATTTGGAGAATATTAATGGTAGAAAAGTTTAATTCTAGCGTCCCAACACCGCAAAATGAAAATCCTATAGGCCCAGGAGGCGATGAAGACCTTAACGTTGAAGAGCTAGGACAAGAAGTTGATTTACAAACAGGACAACAAAATCCAGACATAATAATTGAAGATGATGGTTCTGCTGTTTTAAATGCAGAAGAATCTCCTATGCCAACAACCTTTGGTTCTAATTTAGCAGAAGTTTTAGACCCTGCATATTTACAAGGACTTGCAAATGAGTTAATAGAAAAAGTAGACAATGACAAATCTACAAGGGAAGATTGGGAGCAGTCATACACAAAAGGATTAGACTTACTTGGTTTCAAATATGAAGAAAGAACTAGACCCTTTAGAGGTGCCGCTAGTGTCAACCATCCTGTTTTAGCACAAGCAGTTACGCAGTTTCAGGCCATGGCTTATGTCGAACTTTTACCAAGTGATGGACCTGTTCGAACACAAGTTGTAGGAGCTAATTCACCAGAATTACAACAGGCTGCAGAGCGTGTTAAAGATTACATGAATTATGAGATCACTCATGTGATGGAGGATTACAATCCTGAGATGGACCAACTCTTGTTTCAATTACCTCTCTCAGGTAGTGCATTCAAAAAGATTTATTTTGATGACGTAGCAGGAAGAGCTGCATCAAAGTTTATACCTGCAGAAGATGTTATTGTCCCTTATGGATGTTCTGATTTAGACGATTGTGAGAGAATTACTCAAGTCGTTAAAATGACAAAGAATGATTTGCGTAAAAAACAAGTCTCTGGTTTTTACATGGATATTAATGGAGAGGGTTATGATGGATCAAATGCATCAGACCTTCAAGAAAAAAAAGATGAGATCGATGGAGAATCACCGGGAAGTTATGCCTCTGATGATATGGTTGAACTTCTTGAAATGCATGTCGATCTTGACCTTGAGGGTTTTGAAGATATTAATTCTAAAAACGGAGAGCCAAGTGGAATTAAATTACCATACATTGTAACAATAGATAAAGGTTCTAATGGCGTATTATCTGTATACAGAAATTACAATGAAGGTGATGTCTTTAAAAAGAAAAATGATTATTTCGTACACTATAAGTTTCTACCAGGTTTAGGTTTTTATGGCTTTGGTTTAATTCACATGATTGGTGGACTGACAAGATCAGCCACTTCAGCATTACGTCAACTATTAGATGCAGGCACATTATCTAACTTACCAGCAGGATTTAAATCACGTGGTTTAAGAATACGTGACGATGATCAACCATTACAACCTGGAGAGTTTAGAGATGTTGATGCACCAAATGGTATAATTCGAGAAGCATTGATGCCTTTACCATATAAAGGTCCTGATCAAACATTAATGCAACTTTTAGGTTTTTGTGTCGATGCAGCAAAACAATTTGCAACCGTTGCAGATATGCAGTTATCAGAGATTGGAAGTTCACAGACTCCTGTTGGCACAACCATGGCTCTCATGGAGCGTGGCACAAAAGTTATGTCTGCTGTTCATAAAAGATTACATTATGCACAGAAAAAAGAGTTTCAGTTATTAGCAAAAATATTTCAACTAGTTTTACCACCAGTATATCCTTATGCGGTAGCAGGCGGTCCAAGAGAAATAAAGCAAGTGGACTTTGCTGATGCTATAGATATTTTACCTGTCTCAGATCCAAATATTTTTTCAATGTCACAAAGAGTGACGCTCGCACAAAACCAATTACAATTAGCACAATCTAATCCACAAATGCATAATCTGTATGAAGCCTACAGAAGAATGTATATTGCGTTAGGTGTAAAAGATATTGAACAAATACTCCCCTTACCAAAAGGACCACAACCAGCGAATGCAGCATTAGAGCATAGTGTAACTTTACGTGGTCAACCGCTGCAAGCTTTTCCAGAACAAGATCATGCAAAACATATTCAAGCACACAGAATATTTTTATCTTCATCTTTAGTAAAAAGTAATCCTATGGCGATCGTAACATTAGCTTCACACATCAATCAACACGTGTCATTTTTAGCAGAACAACAAGTTGATAGAGCATTAGTGGAAGAAGCAGAGAGATTGCGTAAAGATTTTGGTGAAAATGTGCCTCCACAAGAAATACAAAAGTTACAAATGTTAAAACAACAACTTGTTGATGAGGAAATTGTAAAAATTACTGAACAAATGATAGCAGAGGAGCAAGAAGCACTACAAGATCAACAAGTAGATCCGTTAGTTTTACTAAAACAACAAGAATTAGCATTAAGACAGTCTCAAATGGAGATGGATGCACAACTGAAAGGTGAGCAACAAGGTCTAAAAGAGAATCAATTTGATTACAAACAGATTTTAGACGCTAAAAAACTACAAAAAGACTACGATTTAGCTGATTTACGAGCAAATGTAGCAAGAGAAAGAGCAAATGCCCCTAAACAAGAAGGGTAAAAAGATAAAAAAAGCCATGTCAAAGACATACGG